TGAAACCTATCGTGGTTGCAAGCATGAGGAAAAAGTGGAGGTTGCAAAATGAAAAATGTAGTTAAATCAAATTGGCTCTCTGTCATTAAGGCAAAGCAAGTCAAGGAATCTAAACTGCATACAGCACAACTTTGTATGGCGGGTCACTGCCCAGCAAAGGTAAAGTAATGGAAAATTACACATATCATCATGATGATATGGACAAAGACAACAGACCTCCAGCATGTTATCAATTAACGTATAGAGGTTGTAATTATTGGTCATGTTATCTCATTCACTTGGATGAGTGGTTTGATAAAATTTTTACATTTGAGGGAGACTAGTTCTCCCTTTTTTTATAGGTATAAACTAGTAGGCATAAATTTTTGTTAAGGTTTGCTGACAATTTACCTAGATAGTAATAGAATTATGGGGTGAGAAAATGTATCCTAACCAAACTTTATTATGAGTTACATCGCATGGAGGTATCATGCACAATCTAATTTCGTATAACCAACTTGCGGGTTGGAAGCAAAGTGTCAGTGACCTTGGACACAGTATAGATAAAACAATTGACGAAAGTAATTTATTGAATGACTACTACAATTGCCTCATAGAATGTCAAGACGATCAATCAACATGTAAAAGGATCTGTCGGAGGATTTTAGAATAGTCTGATAGGGGGGTTGACTACCCCTCTTTTTTTGTCTATAATTAGCTTTGTCAGCGTTAAACGAGATGGACAAAGAAAAGCTTAAGCTGATTGTCAGAAACCTAGAATCTCTGGTAGAATGTCTAAAGTCAGAGGTTTATTCTGATGTTGATGCATACAAACCAAACTATGAGGATATAATTCCTCACCTTTCAGATTACGACGAAGTATTTTATGACGATGATGGATACCCAGACTGATAAAGTTAAACTGATCAGTGTCACTCCTGATGCTGAAAAGACTATGGCATACGTTGCTAGGGTTTCTAACCCTGCCAATCAAGAAAACGATAACTATGCAGGTCTTTTACGTTATTGTATCAAGCACAACCACTGGTCTGTGTTCGAACAATCGTTTATGACACTGGAGATTGAGACTACTCGTGCTATCGCAGCTCAAATTCTCCGGCATCGTTCGTTCACATATCAAGAGTTTTCCCAACGCTATGCTGATAGTTCCTTACTCTCAAAGGCGATCCCCCTTCCAGAACTCCGTCGTCAGGACACGAAGAATCGTCAGAACAGTATTGATGACTTGGATAAAGAAACGATTGATCTTCTTACCCGTCAGATGAATACTCTTTTTGATTCATCTATGGCATTGTATCAGCAGATGTTGGATCGTGGAGTTGCAAAAGAGTGTGCTCGCAATGTTCTTCCTCTCTGCACTCCTACTCGAATCTATATGTCTGGTTCATGTCGGTCATGGATTCACTATATCAATCTGCGTTCTGCAAATGGAACTCAGAAAGAACATATGCAAGTTGCTGAGGCATGTAAGAAAGTCTTTATCGAACAGTTCCCCACAGTTGCAGAAGCGTTAGAATGGGTCTAAATATTACATTAATTTATTAATTTTTTATGGCAGTATATCCCGTTGTTAATAGAGAAACTGGTGAACAAAAAGAAATAAAAATGAGTGTTCATGAATGGGACCAGTGGAAATTAGATAATCCAGAATGGGATAGAGATTGGAGTGATCCTTCAACTTGTCCAAATTCTGGAGAGATTGGAGAAGTATATGACAAACTCAGGGTTAAACACCCTGGGTGGAATGATGTTCTCCGTAAAGCATCAAAAGCCCCTGGTTCACGAGTAAAACCCGTCTAATATGCCAAGAAGAAAAAAGAATCCTGATCAACCAATTGGAGTTGGTCTTACTGTCAAACAGATGAAGAGAAAAAAACCCATCAACTCAGACTTGATGCGTGACATTGAACCTCTGACAGAAAATCAAAAACTTCTGTATGAGGCATATGAAAAAGGATCCCACCTTGTTGCTTATGGGTGTGCTGGTACTGGAAAGACCTTCATCACCCTCTACAATGCCCTCCAAGACGTTCTAGATGAGAACACACCCTATGAGAAGATCTACATCGTTAGATCCCTTGTAGCGACTAGAGAGATCGGTTTCTTACCTGGTGATCATGAAGACAAATCTTCACTGTATCAGATTCCTTATAAGAATATGGTGAAGTATATGTTTGCTCTGCCAACAGATGCAGACTTTGAAATGCTTTATGGTAATCTGAAAACTCAAGGTACAATTAGTTTCTGGAGTACTTCATTCATCCGTGGAACAACTCTTGACAAAGCAATCATTATTGTTGATGAATTCCAAAACTTGAATTATCACGAACTTGATAGTATAATTACTCGTGTAGGTGAAGATTCTAAAATTATGTTCTGTGGTGATGCCACTCAATCTGACTTGATTAAAACCAATGAAAGAAATGGCATCGCAGACTTTATGAAGGTTCTTCGTATTATGCCTTCAATTGATATTATTGAGTTTGGAGTTGATGATATTGTTCGCTCCGGATTTGTGAAAGAATACATTCTTGCAAAAATGGAAGCGGGTTTATGAGTTTTGTTCATTGTAATTTTTTAGGTGACGTTGAATTAGAAAAGAAAGAAACAAATGGGATGAGGTTATACCACTTACCTAATGGTGAGTGGGTTCCCTCTATCACATCGGTGACTTCTTTTTACAATCGTCAAATCTTTGCTGACTGGCGAAAGAGAGTTGGCATTGAAGAGGCAAATCGTATTACCAAGAAAGCAACCACAAGAGGAACTGACTTTCACGAGGTAGCACAAGATTATCTTCTCAATAAAGAACTGGATTGGAATAATTATCTTCCTGCATCCAAGTTTATGTTTCATCATTTGAAACCCGAACTGGATAAGATAAATAATATTCATGCAATCGAGCGAACACTCTACTCAGAATATTTTGGCTTGGCAGGTAGGGTTGATTGTATTGCAGAATATGATGGAGAACTGGCAGTCATAGACTTTAAAACATCTGAAAAAATTAAACCTGAAAAATGGATTGAAAACTATTTTGTTCAGGAGATGTTTTACGCATCAGCATACTATGAGATGACTGGAATCCCTATCAAAAAACTTATTACCTTGATGGTAACCCCTGGTGGTGAAGTTAAAGTATTTGACAAAAGAAACAAAGGGGATTATATTAAATTATTAGTACGCTACATTAAAGAATTTGTATCTCAAAATACTAGAGAAAATGGAGAATGAATTAGAGAAGGCTTTTGAAAATAAGTTTTTCTGTCCTTCGAGATTCGCACAGGAGATTGAAACTCTTGTTCAGACACAAGAGGATATGAACTATATTGATGCAATCATTTATTTCTGTGAGATGAACTCCATAGACTTGGAATCTGTTCCGAAACTTATTTCAAAACCACTAAAAGAAAAAATCAAGTACGAAGCAATGCAGTTGAATTTTCTGCAGAAGACTTCACGTGCAAAATTAGTTTTTTAAATGATGCCAGTTGATGCATATCGTTGTTATCTGTCCTTGAAAAATCATTTCACCAAGGACAGTTATGATTATCACAAATATTGTGGAAAGAGTCGCGCTACTGTTCAGTCTTTTTACAAACGAAAGGATCGCTTTTGGTTTGAAAAACTTTCAAGAAACAAGAGCGATGAAGAAATTGTAGATTTTTTTGTATCTAACTTTATCACCTGCACCGATCCCAGCAAACTTTGGATTGGAGAAATGATGCGGGAAGGTGATACTCGTTATACTGAATGGAAGAAAAGAACACAGTCTCTTTCTTATGTTTTCCGACAAGAAACTGAAAACTTATTTAAGAACCAAAAGGTTGATGACGTTTTTGATTGTTCCAAGGGCCATCCACCCATTCTGAAGATGTTCCTGAGCGGGAATATTAGCCCCGAAACCTTGGTGATATATGATAAAATATTCCTGTTCGGGAATAATTTTGATAAGAAATTGCAGGATCCAGTGTGGGAAACCGTCAGTAAAAAAATAAAAAAGTATTCATCCTTTCTAAATATTGACGTATCACGTTATAAAAAAATCTTGAAGGAAGTAGTTCTGGGGGAAGAATGAGTTTTTTTGACTCTGAAATTGTAAGAGCCGAAATGGTTGAAATTAATGAACTGCAAGAAGAGATCTACGGATCAATGCTGCAGTTTCCTCATATGTCCAATACTGATAAGTTGCGGCACGTTGATCTCCTAGAAAAACTACTGGACAAACAGAAAGTTCTTTATGCTCGTTTAAGTTTGTCTGATGATCCTGAAGCTGTGGAGATGAAAGAGAGAATCTGTAACTCTGCACGGATGATGGGTCTTCCACCCAATGTTGATATGAATTCTGTTCTTGCTAAAATGTCTGAGGTGCTGGATATTATGCGCCAACAGATTGACACCCAGCGTTCTGACTGATAGAATAACGGGGTACACACAAGCCAAATACGTACAAATCCGAGGTAATCTAATGTCTTTTGCAGATCTCAAGAAGCAATCTTCTCTTGGTTCACTGACTTCCAAACTGGTAAAGGAAGTAGAGAAGATGAGCAATACCTCTGGCGGCGCTGATGAGCGTCTCTGGAAACCTGAAATGGACAAGACTGGCAATGGTTTTGCCGTCATCCGTTTCCTGCCCGCGCCAGAAGGGGAAGAACTTCCCTGGGCAAAAATGTATTCCCACGCCTTCCAAGGCCCTGGTGGTTGGTACATTGAGAACTCTCTGACTACTGTTGGTCAGAAAGATCCTGTGTCCGAATACAATCGTGAACTGTGGAATAGTGGTAGTGATGCAGATAAGGATACCGTTCGTAAGCAGAAGCGTAAACTGTCTTACTATGCCAACATTTATGTGGTAAAGGATCCTGCTAATCCTGCTAACGAAGGTCGTGTCTTCCTCTTCAAGTTTGGTAAGAAGATCTTTGATAAGGTTATGGAAGCCATGCAACCCGAGTTTGAAGATGAAACTCCAATCAATCCTTTTGACTTCTGGCAAGGTGCAAACTTCAAACTGAAGATTGTGAAGAAGGATGGTTATTGGAACTATGATAAGTCAGAGTTTGATCGTGTTTCTCCTCTTCTGGAAGATGACGATGCTCTGGAAGCAGTATGGAAGAAGCAATACTCCCTGACTGCACTGACTGCTGGTGATCAGTTCAAGTCCTATGAACAACTGGAGAACCGTCTTAAAATGGTTCTGGGCCAGAAGTCTGCTTCCCGTCCTCGCCTTGATGAAGAGGTTGAGAATGAGGATGATGACCGTGGTTCATATACTCCTAACTTCTCTTCCCGCCGTGAAGAACCAGTTGCTGCTGCACC